CATTGATCTTACTCTGTGAGAAACCTCTAAACCATATGTAGAATGGAGCACTTTTCTTACCACTCATCCGAGTCACATACTGTGATTAGTAACGGAAAGCGTAACTGTAAGAAGACCACTGTAAATGTGAAAAATGGAAAGGGTACCAAGAAAGTCACGACGACTCACGGCTCAAAGTCAAAATCCTCTACACACAGGCTAACGCCCTCAGAAATCAAGAATATTAAGGGTCGTAAATTCATGCCGAACTTCTTTTCAGCCTTGTCTGCGCGTAATGATCGCGGGCTGCGTCTTAATAGTAATTCTCGTTCCCGCACCTTAAAGAAGGAAAAGGGTTCCCGATGATTATAGAAATCTGCCTCATTTTTGCATTTCTCTTTTTTGTCGCTGTATTCTTTTATAAGCAGGCCCTTGAAGGGTTTGATATAAGTCAGATCGAAGCGGACCAACTTGAAAAATTACCCAATCTTCTTACCGAACATAATCTTATTGTCCTGAGGTCACTTCCTCCAACGCAACTCTGGAATCCAAGTACCATTCGTGAGATTCCGCGAATTCAAGATGCTCCCTATGGTGATCTCAAACTTGCAGATATTATGTCAAATCCAAAGGCACCCATAACATCACTCTTTCCGAGTTCATCCGAGAAACTGGCCGATCATGTTGGAATTCAGACATGGTTAGAGACCACTTGGCTTCCTAAAATCATTGACTCCGAGTGGAAGCGCTTTCTCTTTTCAGCACGAGCCGAGGTCGCCATTGGAGCCAAGGGTCTACGGAAAACAGTTGCATACTCTACGATGATTATGCCGACTGAAGGGGACCTACTGATTAGTGTAATGCCCGAGTCATCTGAAACCTATTTGCCAAAGGTGTGGCTGGGAAAGCCATTCTCCACGATTAAGCGTGCAGAGGCGCCATTGATTGGTGAAATCAAGTTTATGGATATCAAGGTGCGCAATGGCTCGGCGCTCTTTGTACCGCCTCATTGGATTGTTGATATTCAAGGTGCTGACTCGGTTCCATGGTTCATCTGGGCCGAGTTTCATCATCCCTTGAGCAAACTTGTTCAAGCCATGAGTAAAAATTGATAGTTGTAAAGCCATCTGATCCTTGTACAATGTCAACCCCCACCTCTCTTTCAAGTCTCGACTCAACACCACCGAAACACACCTTTGCAGTCCTCTATGGACTACTCAATCAAATGTCCGATGATACGACCGCACTTCGTGATACGATGCGCTCCTATTCAAAGCGACTAAGCAATCGCGACCTCCGTGAACTGTCGCTTGATCCGAGACTCCATGCAGTCCCTTGGTTTCGTTCGGTAGGTCTACAGACTCCCTGTGACCTTGAGGCTTTTCTGACCTTTCTCTTTACGAGGGTAGCAGAACGTGGCGATATTCACCTTGATAGTCGCAGTATGACTCTAAATGCAAAGGAGGCAGTGCTCTTTGGTCTCCAGGCAGGCCAGCATAGGTGGCTCGATGTTCTTCAGCGGCTCCCGTCCGTATTTGAATAGTACTAAATTTGATACTTGTTTTTTTTGGATGAAAGAGTAATAATGTCTGAACTCAACATCGAACAACAGAAAGCCTTTGATCTTGCACTCAAAGGTGCATCCTTCTTCATGACAGGTCCAGGAGGTGTGGGCAAAACGTATTTGATTGAAAAAATTACGGATGCACTCAATACACGAGATAAACTTGTTGCCACAACAGCCCTTACAGGTTGCGCTGCCCTGCTTCTTGGACGCAAGGCAAAGACACTTCATAGTTGGGCTGGTATTGGACTGGGTCGTGACAGCACTACCGTGCTAATCACCAAAATTAAGAAATTTAAGAATCTCGCAACCCGTTGGAAATATACGGATACTCTGATTATTGATGAGGTTAGCATGCTGACCCCAGAATTGCTTGAAAAACTCAATGATATTGCACAGGCCCTCCGTAAGAACAGCCGTCCAATGGGTGGAATCCAGTGCATCTTTGTCGGCGATTTCTTTCAACTTCCTCCAGTGAATAAAGGCCCCGAAGAGACTATCTTTGTATTTGAATCTCCAGTGTGGAAACAGTGTGTCCCGACCACCGTGGAACTAACGCAAATTGTACGACAGACTGACCCAGTCTTTCATACAATTCTCAATGAGGCGCGCGGAGGAATTCTGTCCGACCAGTCTCTTCAAATTCTTAAGAGTCGTCAACATCTTGATTGGAAGTCACTTGAAATCCGACCGACTCTACTGTTTAGTAGGAAGGCAGACGTTGACCAGGTCAATGCAAGTAATCTTAAGAAGCTCAAGGGTGACCGATACACCTACAAAGTAAAGACAGTGACAAGTGGTGACCATGTGATTGATCTTGACCGATCTGAAGTGAAATTTGCAATTGACAAACTTGATCGTGATGCTCCCTATATCCCCGAACTTACTCTTGCAGTGGGTGCACAAGTGATGTTACTCAACAACCTTCTACAGGAGAAGGGCCTTGTGAATGGTAGTCGTGGTGTAGTAACAGACTTTGGGAAAAGTGCAGAGGCGTATCCAATTGTAAAGTTCCGCAATGGCATGGTCCTTGAAATCGGTCCAGCAGAGTGGGCTTGTGATGATTTTGAAACAGTGAAGCGTCAACAGGTGCCTCTTGCACTTGCCTATGCAGTTACCATTCATAAGGCACAGGGTGCGACACTTGATTGTGCACTGATTGACATTGGCCGTTCTACTTTCGAATGTGGTCAGGCCTATGTGGCTCTTAGTCGAGTAAAGAGTCTAGAGTCACTGTATATCTGGGAACTTGAGAAAACTGCATTTATTACGCATGATAAAGTTCACGAATTCTATGAACAACTGGCCACCCAAAAAGTTGAATGACCTAAAGTAAAAAATTACGAAACAAGTTTCAATGGAATCATCTTTCTCACCTAAGAATACATTAGTCGCCAAGAAGATGGAAGGAGTCAAGAAGTCTCCGACACTCACGGCACAGAAGCGCATGAAGAAGGCATCAGTTGGCTCACCTGATGATCTTAGTCACCTTGCCCCGCTTGAACTCCCCAAGCCGGCTGTGGCCGTTGACGAATCATCAATTAATACAGATCCAAAGCCCCTTACACAGCAGTCTGCTCCTGAACCTGATTCAGAAGCCATTGCATCGGCTCCGAAGGTACCTGAGCCCATTCTGACTCCCACAGAGGAGCGCTTTGTTATCTTTCCTATCAAGCATGGCGATCTTTGGGCGAAGTACAAGCAGCACATGGCCGTCTTCTGGACCCCGGAAGAGATTGACCTTTCAAAGGACCTAAAAGACTGGGAGAAACTCAATGCTGGCGAGCAGCACTTCATTAAGCACATCCTCGGATTCTTCGCTGGCTCCGATGGTATTGTAATGGAGAATCTGGCATCCCGCTTCATGCGTGAAGTGCAACTTCCTGAGGCAAAGTTCTTCTACTCATGCCAGAATCTGCTTGAGGCCATTCACAGTGAGACATATAGTCTCCTGATTGATAACTACATTCAGGACAAGAAAGAGAAGAATGACCTTCTACACGCCATCCAGACGATTCCTTCTGTGAAGAAGAAGGCTGATTGGGCCCTTCAGTGGATTGACAGTGAGGATGCCGATTTTGCTACACGGCTACTCGCCTTTGCATGTGTTGAGGGCATCTTCTTTAGTGGAGCCTTCTGCGCTATCTTCTGGTTCAAGCAACGCGGTATTATGCCTGGCTTGACCCTGAGTAATGAGTTTATTGCACGCGATGAGGGACTCCACACGGAGTTTGCCTGCCTCCTCTACAGTAAGATTGTCAACCGTCTATCAAAACAGAAGGTGCACAAGATGGTGCGTGAGGCCGTGAAGATTGAGAAACACTTCATTACCAAGGCTCTGCCATGCGAACTGATTGGCATGAATGCGGATCTCATGTGCCAGTACATTGAGTTCGTCGCAGATCGTCTTATGCTTCAGGTCGGTTACCCGAAGATCTATCGCAGTGCGAACCCGTTCCCTTTCATGGAGAACATGTCATTGGAGAACAAGGATAACTTCTTCGAGAAGCGTGTAAGCACCTATGCGAAGGCGACGGTCGGCAAGGACCCTGCACTGATGACCTTTGCAACGAATGCTGACTTCTAAACCTTGGAGAAATCCCTTAGAAAATGCTCTTCAAGTGATAAGTCATCTACAAAAGGAATAAGTGATAAGTAAGTCAGTTCAGTGGGTCGAATTCTGCGACTAAAGAGTAACTCGGTGATCGTGACTGGAAAGACCTTATATAAGGGTGAACGAAGCCCCTGTCCCTTTAAAAACACCATTATTTTTTCCAATTTCTTAAAGTTGTAGACAAAACAGATATACTGTCCTGTCTGGAACTTCGAACGTGGCTTGAAACTTCGGCGCATCTCAGCAACCAATGCCGCGCTAGGTGAAATCTCAAATAACTCCTCCAGAGTTTCACGAAGCGCCGTTTCAATTGCTGTCTCACCCTCTTCACGGCTCCCACCAATGCCATCAAGAACTCCTTTTCCATGACGGAACTGATAGCCCGCTAAAACCAGTTTTTTATCCGTAAATAGACATCCAGCCGCCGAGAACATATTCTTCTATGTAAAAAAGATTTTAATACGGTCGCGAATTGGCTGACGGCACATGAAACACTGGGTATACTGTTTCTTTGAACAGGTATCACAATAGGTGTGACCACAGGGGACCACAGCATAGAGAACAGTATCATTCAAACAGATACCACAAATTGGCTCACGGTCTGCACCTGCAGAGAGTCGTAGCATACCTACGAGTTCCTTGACAACCAAGAATTTTTTGTAGAGTTGCAGCGATGCCTTATACTCCTCTTCAGGATTATTCTGGTCGTAGATGGACTTTAGATATAATTCAATCTGGTGCTCAAGTTCGGCCGTATTTTCGGTCGACCCAAGTTCCATTAGGGTGACCAGACGTGGTTGGATTTTGTCAAGTGCATACACTTTATTTCGCAGGCGAATATCCGCCTGACATGTCTGATCAAGAATTTCACGATAGAGTTCATACACTTTATGAACCTTTCCTACAAAGGTGTGAAGACTCTCTCCAATGACCTCCTCCACTATAGTGTTCATATTCGTTCCAGAAAGGTCGGCTACAAGATCTCGCAGAATAGTCTTGTCACGAATCCGTTCATCGTCCGGTTTACTGTAGCGACGGATGAGTTGCTCAACGCGACCAAGAGTCGGATGTGCCGATAAGGGCTTTGCAAGAAATCCAAGCACCTCCTCATTGCCGTGATGAAAGAGATCACGAATTTTGCGTTTCCAGTTCTGGGTATAGGTCACCGGATTTACATGGCGATCGCGAACATCTCTAAAGTGAGTGGCCTGTGTGTTTGTTATCGCCGAGGAGAAGATTGTTGCGGGAGCCTGACTCCCTGAATCAAGATATGTTTCAGAAGGTCGTGTGACCTCGGAGTCTGCAAAATCTGCTGGAGCATATCCAAGTGCTATAAATCCTTCCTGTCCCTCCATTCTACAGAAGTGGCATTTACAAAAGCACTTCTTTAAAACGCAACTAGCAAAAATTGAACATAATTAGCATAGCATTACAAGTATAACCATGGAAAAACAACTACTCTTCACAGCAAATTCGCTGTTTAGCCTGATTCTCGAGGCGACCCTAAGTCTTCATCACAGAGACAGAGAGAAGGTGCTACAGAGTCTTTACGATAAACTCATTGATGAGCATGATGTTTTAAAGGAAGAGATGCGAGCACTCATGGATGAGCATGGAATAACTATTCGTGAGTACTGTTGCGAATGTAATGAGTCGATTTATGATTGGGACTTTGAGAAGGGTGATAAACCCCTTTGTAAGACCTGTGAAAAGGACCATCCGTGGGTTAGGCCCTGTGAAGTCTGCAGTAAGCCGATTGAGGCTCAAATTACAAGTCCGTTTACGGAAGATTCTCTGATCCTCTGTCCTACTCATAGAACTGCTGAGTTATATTTTAGAACTAGCACTTAATTCTTTACGAGCCGTATCACGCTCAACCGCTAAAAAAGGAGAGAATTCATCATCCGCATCTTTTTCAATTACAATGCTTCCAAGAGGCATATCAACAGAGGATTCACCTCCGTGCTGCTTTTGGCGCCTATAGCGTCTGGTCTTTCTAGTCTTTTTTTGTTGCCGACGCGTTCTTCTTTTTACGCTCGCGCGGTGCTTCATCTACATAGGGGTAAGATTCTCCTGTCTTCGGATTGTGAATTACAAGCAGCAGTCCCTCCTCATCTGCAAGTTGCTTTAGTCGTCGCTTATTCTCCTTTCCACGATCCTGCTTCTGCGAGTATTCCTGTCCGTAGGCAATAAGAAGACCTCGGAGATTCTCCTCCTTATCCGTCACTTCAAGCACAGGTCTACACACTGGATTATAGATATCTTTTGTAGTCTTTGCCAGTCTATTTTTTTCAAGATTTCGATGACTGGATTCAGACAGTCTGTTACAACTAGTCGTTGTGTGTCCATAAATACCGCAGAAAGAACAATAATACGCTCGTTCTACAGATACACTCGGTTCCTTCATTTTATACTTTGCTACTTTAGAAATGAGCGCCGCCGCAATACAATTTTTTTTTACTATGCGTGATCAAATCAAACTCTACCACTGGCAAACTGTCTCCTATGCAAGACATAAGGCTACAGATGAAGTCATCGAGCGCTTAGATAAAAACATAGATCGCTTCGTAGAGGTGCATATTGGCAAATACGGCCGCCCCAAGATGCGCACACTCACCTATACAGTTGAGCAACTTAACGATAAAAAAGCAATGTCTTATATTCATGAATGCATTAAGATTCTTCAAGGTGTTCTTGTTAAGGGACTTACAGCAGAGAAGGACTCCGACCTCTTTACAATTCGCGATGAGATGTTGGCGGATCTGAATCAACTGGTCTATCTGTTTACACTGCATTGACGCCTTCGGCTAACCAGTACTAATCAAATACGGCTCAGGATTCTCAACCCAAATGGGCTCTTCCTCCATCGGTGCAATCTTAAATCGTGAGAGATTGACCCCAAGTGCCCTCAGGCCGTCGACAACCTTCTTCTTGGCAACTAAAATCTGCATGAGTCCATTATCTACGGATTGATAGGCCTTATCACAGATATGAATTTGTTCGACGACTACACCCATAATACAGACACCCTTGTCAATATCATACAGATCAAGACCATGTTTTTGAAGTCGGCTTCGTGTACTTGAACCATACTCTCCACACCCTTGAACTAAATCGCAGGCCGTCGCAAACTCGATGGGATATCCTACATAGAGCATTGTAACCGTATACTAAATTTGACGACTATAGTAGTGTTCAAATTTTTATAATGACGAATTCAAAGCAGCACTGTGAACACTGTTGGCAACGATGGAGCCCTGGTCTCCATGACTATTGTTATCTGGAGTATCGCCTCACCATTCGCAAAGACAAGGTGAGAATTGCAACCGCACAGATTCAGTATGATAAACGCATTAAAGACAATTCTACAGGAACCATCTACAAGACACAAGCAGAATGGCTTGCTGTGTATAAAGGGGATGATACGACTTCTATATTTACTGTAGGATGAGCGCGACTACGGTAATGTTCGATTGCAGTGGTTTTTCTTTTATGAGCATTGGCCAGAAACTTATTTACCAGACAAATTGGGATACATTTAACAATATTCAGACATATAACAGCAATATTAGCACAGTTGCAGGACAGACAAATATAGTAGTTAACTATTATGAGTTTACAAACTATGCAGATAAGAATAATTACAAACAGGGACAGTATCTACATCAGCAAAGATATCCAAATTCAAATTGGGTATCGATTGATCCAAGATATCAATAAAAAAAACCAGTATAGAATGCCTGGACAACAAGCCCCCGCACAAGAGCAATTTATTCGCCCAACAAAGAACAATAATGATCATTCACCGAATGTTATTCTAATGCCCGATGGTAATTATACTAGCACCATTTTTACATTCAAGTCACCCGCATATCAGAATCAGGCAAATATGATCTATCAAGAAAAAGTACAATATGAAATCTCTACAAATGCTGTTAGGACAGGAAAGACATTTAAGTTCAAGAGTCAACAGGAACGGATTCTGGCTTTGATTGGGCGCTATCAGCAGGCCCCAAATTCGTAGTTGTCTTGAGTTTACAGAGATTCTGTAGGTAGGCTCGAAGTGATTCATATAGATCTCCGAAGGATGCAACTACAGATGCATCTACGGTTAGAGGACGTTCCTTCTTAGTTCGTTCAAGAATGGCTTCTGCCGAGGGCATATGTTCATCCATTTGTATCTCATTAAAAATGGATGAATAGAATTCAAGTTTTTACTTAGTCGGTGCTGCAACCCGAGGACGAGTACCGTTCGCACCACGATACTGCTCAAGTGCTGGCTGATAGATGCCCTGCCAATCTGGACGAAGAGTCACCTTTTCATCCTTTACGGTGCCTAGCCATAGAGTACCTGTTGTCTCCTTTGGATCATAGGCGTAGATCTTTTGTGATGAATCAACCCAGTATGGAACTCCTTGAAAGACTTTACGTTGCATTATTCTACCATGACTATATACTCCAGGCAGAATCAAATTTGGCGATAGGTAAAATTGAAAATACCTACCTTTCAAATATCTGTAAGAATGGAAGTTCCACACGGCCCTGAAGTCAGTATCTATGAACTGATTCCAGGTGAAGAGTATGATGCATATACTACTACATCAAATAGACATAGTGCAAAAAGATTCCGTGGGCGCTTTGTCGAGTATTATCGAAATTCTGCAAATTATCTGATGATTCGCTTTTATCCGGCGATCCAAGAGTATTATGGAGAGATGTTGCCTATTCCTGCTACGAATCCATTAGGTCTCTATCTACGAGTCTTCGAACAATCATATCAATCGTACAGATACTATCGAACTTCTCGATTTACTACACAGCAAAAAAAGGAGATGCATGATCGCGTAATTCTACACGAGCGTCGTCAGTACGAGCGGGGCTTGACAGGATCAACGCCAGATAACCTCTGGTTTCCTCGCGACCTTGTGAGGGAAATTACTCTGAAGTATTTGACTGATTATAATATTAATCGGCCAAAGCGTAAATCACTTAGTATTCACAGTGTAGTCTCCAGGGCGTAGATAGACTTGACGAAGAGCCTCTGCTCGTTCATTGTCTAGTTTGTAGACTGTGATGGCAGTATCTACAA